GGATCGGTGCTGAACAAATCACGCGACAATGCCTGCCCAACCTTGCCCGATGTGGTTGCCCGATCTGTCACGCGGCTGAAGATGCTTTGAGCGGCCGGTATTGGGTTGCCCATGAGCATCGATGAAACCGCATCTGCGCTCTGCGAAAGGTTTGCAACGTCTTGTTGCCGCAAAGCAGTCTGGCTTCCAGCGTTTGGCGCGGTGCGTGCGCGTGTTTTGACTTGCTCTGTGCGCGCCAACATACGCTTTTCAAATGCCTCAAAAGTTGCATCATCAGGGAACGCGGCGCGAAGAAGTTTGCGCTGTTTTTTGTTGCCAAATATCTTTCTGCCGGCATCCGCCATGTCTGCGGTGTTATCCACGCTGTTGCGCACAGCCTGTGCCACACCGATGCGGAATGCTTCTTTTTCAGAAGTAGACATTTTGGCTACTTTGGCCTCTAACTCATCCGGCTTCATTTTGAAGAATGACTCGCCATCATCGATGGCCTCGCGAAGACGCGCATCACCGGCAAACTTATTTCGAGCCACTTTATAAGCGCTGACTTCATCGCCGGCTTCGTTCAAAATCTTAGGAGACGCGTTGTCAATAATGTCGATAAACTCTGCGCGCGCACCCTTTAATCCACGCTCAACGCCACGACCAATTGATGTCTTTGACTGCCCACGCTTGCCAAGACCCATGACTTCGTCCAAGCCCATTTTGATGTAGTGCATTTCGCGCAGTGACAGATTGGCCAGTTTTTCGCCGTTAATGATTTGCTTTGCAGAAGGCATATCAACGCCATCAAACTTGGCAAGATTGCGCGCTTGTTCAACCGCCTCATCAAAAGCCGGCAGAGAAAACAGGCGGCGCATATCATCTGTGACATCAACCGTGACAGGTTTGCCGTCAATATTAAATGCCGCCTCATAATCGCCAGTTGCATTTTTGGCTTGCCGTGCGGCAATTGCATCAAGCGCTTCTGATGCGCTTTGACCGCCAGCCAAGACCTCACCAACATCGTTTGCAATCTCATCGCCAAGATTAGCCGCGCGGCGATCCAATGCCTCTGTTGCAATGTCAGCGCCTTCACCAGACACGGTGCTTGCGCCGCGTGCCAGCCGGCGGGTTGCTTCGCCAGCAACGTCAGGGATCATCGCGTCTGTCACGCCCATCGCGGCAGTATCATCAAGAGCCTGCTGGACAGCCTGTGGGGTCGTGCCGGCCTCTTCCAGCGCTTGAATTGCTTTGAGGTCTGCCATGCTTGCGGCGGCTTTATCAGACACGCCAGAGCGTGCGCGATCAAACACAGACTTAGCGCCGCCAAGAACCGCAGGGGCGGCCGCGCCTACAGCACCGCCAAGCGTGCCACCGACCAATCCGCCAGCAACACGCTCACCAGCCGTCTCGCCAGCACCAGCGCCGGCTATTGTGCCTTCAACAGCACCTGTAGCGCCTGCCAGACCAGCCGTGCCAGCCTTTTGCAGTATCTTGCGACCAACAGCAGTTCCGGCCGCTCTAGCACCACCTACGCCGCCAGTAACCAGCCCACCGCCGATTTCTGCGGCAAGTGCGGTCATTGGGTTTTCATCCGCAAAGTCTTTGACGTTTTCGCGAATGTTCCCGACGGTTTTGTCATAGTCGCCAAGAAGGCCAAAACCTGTGCGCAAGCCGGCTTCTAACTCATCACCGAAGCCAAGAAGGAGACCCTGCCCAAGAGCGGTGCGCGCTAAGTTAGCGCCATAGCCATCATCGCTTGTTTTGCGCTTTTTTTTGTTATCGACAGACTTACGCTCTTTCGCAATGCGGTTAACAAACTCTTGCTGTTGCCGCTTGGTCATATCCTTAAAAGAGTCATCAACCTCAACCGTGCCAACGCCGTCGATTTCAATCTCAATCATTATTTTGACCCTTTCACGGTGAAGCCGACATCGTCAGAAGTGATCGGCGTTGCATAGTCTGTGAAGTCGAAAGCATCGATGCCCTGCGACTTGCGCCGGCGGTTGATGTTCCGCTTGCGAAGTTCAATGGCACGCTCGTTGATCTGGCGAAGCCGCGCTAGTTGTGTGCGGACAATCTCAGTATCATTTTTGTTTGCGATGATTTCGTTCAGCGCGCGCTGGGCGTCACCTTCTGTCTGGACACCTTTGTTGAGCCGCAGGGTGTCGTTTCGCAGTTTTTCCAAGAATGTGTCAAACGCGGCAGAGTTCCGCTCTTCTTCGCCAGCCGCACCGAAGAACCCAAGCGTGCTGTCGACAAGGCCTTCGCCGAACCCAAACTTGAGTTTGCCGTCATCGATCATGCCAATGTAGCCATCAAGATCGGTCAAGATGCCTTGCGAGGTGTCAATGGCGTAGAAGTCATCGTCTTCAGCCGTCTGCGCTTTTGTGCTTAGACCTTTGTCTTTCTTCGCTTGGTCTTTGGACTTTTGCTCTGCGGCCACGATCTCATCATAAACATCAGAGCGTTTCACTTTGATGTTGCCGTCAGCGTCTTTGGTGTAGGTGTATTTGCCGTCACCAAGCAAACCGCCTTCCATCTTTGGCTTAGACTCATAAATGGTCTTCGGGTTTGTCGGGTCAGACAGATCCAGCAACGCGCCGCCAACAACCTGAAAGTTGCGCCGGTTCAAAGCATCTTGACGCTTTTGTGCCGCGTTAAAGTTCTTTATGCCCATATTAAGACCTTGCGCCAGAGCGCCACCCATAGACACAGGCCGGCCAACTTGGGGCGCGCCACCGGCTAACAATCCGGTCGCCAGACCCAAAATGCCCTGAGTGCGTGGATCATTGAAGTCGCCGCCAAGAAGGCCAGAGTTAATATTTGTTCCGCCGCCAAATGCCATTTGCGTCTCCTTACATTAATCCAAGAAGCCCGCCGCCAATCGCACCGTAAAGCGGATTGAAGCCAAGCGATGATGCAAGTTGGTATCCGCCCAACACGCCGCCTAAACCGGACGCGGCCTGATTGCGGAACACCGGCTGGATCTGGTTTGACCCAACCGTCCCGCCACCGACCAGCGACAAATACTGCTGTAGTTTCTGCGCATCGCGGTTTTGCTCAAAGTTGAAGCGGTTTACTGCATCCTCAAGTTCAGCCTGTGCTTGGCCTTCACGCGCCGCGCCAACCTGACCAAGTTGCTGTAGGTCAAGGTTTTGCATCTGCGGGGCTTGCCCAATTGCGGCTTGCTGTGCCTGCAGAGCGGCCGGTGCAAGGGCGGCCGCCAAAGCCTGCTGGTTTGCACCAGAGCCGTAACGGCCGGCTTTAGAAAACTGGCTTTGAACAGAGTCAATCACCGGCTTGAAGGCCATGCTGACGAGCGGGTTTGTACCCATCAGGTTTTGCATAACAGCCGATTGTGTCTGAGCCGTCATGCTGTTTGGGTCAAGCGCACGCGCTCTGATCCCCTGCAAGGCCATCTCGCTTTCAGGCGAAAACCCTACAACCGTTGAGGCTGGATAATAGTTCGGCATATCGGCTGTGTACTGCTGTTTTGCTTGAGACAAGCCATACTCAAGAAAAGGCAACGCATAATCAGGCGGTTGAACCTGAGTGTTGACAGTTTGTGCGCCGCCGCCGCCACCACCTTTAGACATAATCTTTCACTCCTATTGTTGCGGCTTCTTGATAGCCGTCCAAAGCACGAACCCAGCCGCGCCGTCCTATAATTTCGCACGCTTGACAGCCCCAAGCCTTCGACCATTCGATTGCCTGTTGCTCTAGCGCTTTTAATGTTTGCAAATTGCCGCCTGCCAGCCAGAAGCGAAGCGTGCGACGTTGCGGATAGTCGATGATCTCTGTCACCAAGCCAGCGTCTTCTGCCGGCCAAAATTGAGCGTCACCGTTTTTCACCAACTCAAAGATGTCATCCAGAGTGTGTGAGCCGTGAGCGTATTCAAGTGCGTCCGCAATCCATCCGGCGCATCTTTGCCACTCATCCAATAATGATGTAGTCAAATGTGCGATCCGTCTGGGTGTTGCTGGCGTGTGTTACCGTGAACGATTGCTTCGCACGCGTACTTACATATATCGTCCCAGCGCCTATCTCTGCCGCCGCATTTGCGGTTGTCGGCATCAACAGGATCACGCTGTCCAAACCAGCACGATAATCTGTGACTGAAGTCGTGGCCGCGCTGGCGGTGCAAGTGAACGTTCCGGTGCTGTTCAGTTTGCCGTCCAGCACACCGTTCACAACCTGTGAAATTTCACGCGGGTTTGTTGCCGCCGCAGGAAGCCGGCGAAAGTTAGCGTCTGCCAATTGTCCGCCCTTCCATGTCGAGGCCTTGCGCAAAAGTCCAATTGCCTGAAATATTCATGCGCGCGCGGTGGAAACGTCCCTGCACGCGATGCTCACAGAAACCTTCGTCTGTCAGGCTTGAGCCTGTGTCATAGGTGTTTGTATCGTCCTGCCGGTCACGCGACCCAACTTGCATGGTCACACTACCGTCGACAAAGTAAGGCACAGTTCTTGTGACAATTGTGTGCCGGTTCGGCGTTAGCGGATATTCAGCCGTTTCAATAGTTCCTGCCAGCACACTTCCAGTGAAGCCATAAATTTTGTTATCGAAACTGCCGCCAAAGAAAAAAGTCCCGCCTTTATATAGAGCGGAGTCAAGCGGCGCAGGGAGCGCGTCCAGACTCGCCGCAAGATTGTCCAGCGCGTCAAGTGTATAAGCAGGTGTAAATAGAGGCGCGATGAGATCCGCTTGAACTTCCAAGATTGACCAGCGACCCAGCGCGTAATTGTAAACCAAAATCTTGTCGGGGACATCATCAGGAGCGCTGTTTGATACATAAGACCAAGCAACAATCTGGTTTGATGGATCAACCGCCGCAGACATACGATCAGTGTGTGCATCGTCAAAATCCTTAAAGAAAAACTTGTCCACTTTCTCAGCGCCAATCGGAATGGACTTTGTGCCGTCAAAGGCATAGAACCCATCTTGCGACAGGAAAAATGTCATGCCGCCAACTGAGGTCACGCTGTTTGGATATGGACAGCCGCGTGATGTTTCCACGCGGTTGATTTCGTAAATAAGCGGAGAGCCAACGTAATAGGCAACGGCGATGGCACGCTCCATCAATATGACCGCCCTCTCACCGCCGGAAATGCCGGTGATAGCCCCTGCATCAGGAATTATTTGTGCATCAGATTGATCCGTGCCGATTGTCCACGAAGTCTCATCATTCAGGCCTGACCAATGCACCTTATTTGGCACACGGCCTGTGCCGTCATCGATGTCGGCAAACCAGATCTGGTCACGCACCACCGCGCAGTAGTTTGCTTTTGGCGGTGAGCCGGTCAAATCGGAAAATGCAGACGCGCTTCCAAGATCATAAACCTGTGGCGCTTCACCAACACCGCCGGTGGCAATTACCTTCTCGCCGAACTGGACAAACCGCCAGCGATCTGCCCCTGCAAGCGTATATGCGGGTGAGCCGGCTTTTGAAACGTCACTTAGGTTGCTTGTAGCCTGATCAAACTTGTAGAGTTTGCCGCTATCGCCAGCAAACAGTGAAACCGTAGCATCGTTGTCCTTTGCCGCCAATATGCCTCTGATCCGATCATCGGCCGCATTTGAAAAAGGCACAAAACTAGGGAATGACCGATAGCCGTTTGCGGCTGGAATGACATTTGTTGCCACAGTCACGCCATTGTTATTTAGCGGTGGCTGATCCGGCATCCATTCTCCAAATCTAATCATTGCGACAACCAGACCTCACTACCTTTTTGAACCTGAGACCAAACTTCTGAGCCGGCGGCAACATCTGTCCACTCTTCAGCCCCATTGCTTATTTCCGACCACTCTTCGCTTCCAGCCGTCACGGCCGACCATGTTTCGCCGCCAGTGGAAACCGAAGACCAATCCTCACCTAATATCTTGCCGGTCAATGTCGCTGTAACCGCCGCAGTTGCGGCCACCGACATGACAAACTCGCCGACAAACCCCGCGCTTGCTGTGACAGCAATATCGGGCGTTGCCGTAAAGCCGCGAACCGGCGTAATAGTGCTTGTGCCGGTAAGCACAAAAGACTCACTTGCATCAAACGGCCTGACGCGGCCGAAATCTGCTGTCGCTGTGACCGCAAGCGATACCGCCGCATCCATCTTGGCGATAAAGTATGCGATAGCGTCAACAGACGCCGCGCCGGTAACATTTGCAGACATCCCGCGCAAACGGTGAAAATCGTTTGTCGCTGTGACTACGCCATTGACCGACGCCTCAGCAAGACGCACACGCGTGCCAACAGCCGTGCCGGTCACCGCCAGTTCCGGCGATGCGCTTACAAACTGTTGTCGCACACCGATGGCCGTTCCGGTCACCGATAGGCTGGCAGACGCGCTATCTAAGCGCTGACGCA